CTAGTATTGTTTGTATTTCAGTATTGCTATAACCCGCATCATAATAACCAGGTGCTAGGTAATCTGAATATTTTAAAATTAAATCTTTTGCTGCTAAGTATTTGTAATAATTATTTTTAACACTTGGTACAACAGTGTTGTAAATTGATGATTCAAAATTATTTTTTTTCCTTATTCTTGAATTATATGCAGCTTTTTCATCATTTGCAGCTTTTCCTTTTACAAGGGGATCTTTAAGTTCACCTATGCGTGACTGCCAGTAAAGTCCATATGTCCAGTCTGGCGTATTCCAAGAAATAACTGTTGGTATATATCCATCTCGTGGTTCAGCTGAAAAGTCAATGAAAGGTGATTGTGTAGCCATATTAATTCCGGGGACCGTTTTTGCATAAATAGTCCTATTAATTGGCAAATCTGCGTTAGTATCTAATGCTGTAGGCGTATAATTCCAGCCATTTGAATAAGTTAAAGTCATTTTAAATTGCTAGCTGGCAGGGTACCGTTTCTACAGAATAAACGAAAAGATCTATGACTTCTTGCTCAGTCCAGGCTTTAATTTTATCCATTCTAGCTTGAGTAAAGAAGTCTTGCTCCCGGTACCATTCTTCCATTTTGGTACTGGCTTTTGACTGGTTGCAACGCCGACAGCATGGTATTAGGTTATTGCGATTACTGGAGCCAGACTTGAATCTTGGGATGATGTGATCCAGGCTGGTTGCTGGTGCATCACAATAACCACACTGGTAGTCCCAGGATTCGTAAATATGTTCTCTAAATCGTTTCTTTGCAAGTTTAGGAGTTAATTCGATAAGCAGTGCGAGCGGGTCGTTTGCGCTGCTGAACATACTCTTTAGTTGCCGTTATCTAATTTTAAATCTGCCTAGCTATTTACTTTACAAAGTATAAAGATAAAATTTGTATAAAACCACTTGACAAGCTGTCAAGCCCCTATATCCTGTTCGTGTACACGTCTTTGTGTCATGATCAAAACAAACGGCTGGGTCTCCGTGACCCGGGCAGAGGAACTCCTCGGCATGGACCGTAAGCAACTTTTCAAAATGCGTGATGACGGAACCTTGAAGTTGGGTCCGCATTTTGCAGCGTTCCCCGAAACCCGTTCCCGTGACACCTATCGATGGAACGTGGAAGCTGTTAGGAAGCACTTGCGCAAACAACAGGCGCAATCTTTGACTGCTGTTTGACCGTCACTTTAGGTTTGTAAAAACTTTTACGAATCTTGTAACCCAATACAAGGTCTGTAATGTTGACGGTAACCTCTGCGGAAGCCATTGACCGATAAAGACCCAGTACAAAAGAGTTCCAGCAGCCTTCCAACTTGGAGGGCTGCTTTTCTTTTAGCTGAAATAATAAAACCCACTGTGGATGCAGCGGGCGAACAGGCCTTTTTTTATGGTTGACCGTAATTGAATTGTCGATATTCCAGGTGAATCCTTTTAATTCTTCTGGTTTGATGCCGTAGGTTGCCATCATTCCAAATAACCAGGCAATGCCGCGACGGTTCCGTGGCCTTGTTAGGTTGAAATACTCATCGATAATCCGCTGATCTAGCGGAGGTGTGGTAGTTGGATACATGTGAGGAAGCCATCTGTATCTGAGTGAACTCTACAGGTCAGCCCCACGCGTGATCAATGGCTAACCTTCCCTTAATACTTGAGTCTTGTAAGACTTAACATAAGTATACCTTATTTATTTTAAATTTCAAGCGGGTCCAATGCCGCTTGCGTAAGCAGCCCACGCATTGCCAATTGCTTTCATGGTTGAGGTTTCTCCAGAACCATACGGTAAATTGACAACATCACCAGGGGAATAGACTGTGGGACTACCACTGTAATAAACTTCGCTAAAGCCAAATTTACTAGCCGCTAATTGTTCTTGAGACAAAATGTAGCGTGTTTCAACAACTTCACCAAAGTCAGCCATGTTAGGTAGCAGGAGATTGTCCGGCGCTTGGTTGATAAAATGCACCGGTCTTATCTTGCATTCTAAAATTCTCAATCCTAATAAAAGATGTTGGCACGTTAAGCAGTTTTTGCATCATTGGCAGCATTTGAGGAGATTGGAAGTTTTGTGGCGGAACATCCATCAATGCCAAACCGCGCCTTGCATTTATTGTATTTATGTGTTCTTTGGCTACTTTATATTCATACACTAAATTTTGCTCCCATTCTGTAATGCTTTCTTCTGTTGCAAAAGGTAAATCAGATGGCTCTGGTGGCAGAATACCTTCTTCAAAGCGAAGTGCATAAATATGTTTGCAGTATCGCATCTCATCAAGCAAAGGTGACCAATAGTCGGAATACGATGTAATTTGATTATCTGTTGCCGTGTAATCGGCAAAGGTGGTTGGTCCTTCTGCGCGTCGGGCCGCGCCAAAGTTACGCAAATAACGACCACCAAAATCACTAAAGATTCCCGGATTATCAATCGACTCAAAAGTCAAACTTAAATTTCTGTTTTGATTTGGATCTGTCATTGCACTGTTATTAACTGCTCCAGTATCTGGGTTTGTTAGAACTTCGTGCCGACCGTATTTAAGCAAAGAAGGTTTGGTAAAAGGAAAACGTTTTTTCTCTTTGCCATCTAAATTCATCATGAATGTATAACTACGACGACTAAAATCTTGACAAGTGCAGGCATAGCGTGTGCCAACTGTAAAATAACGGCCAACCGTGAATGGCCTAGTAGATGGCGTTAAATATACATTGTCTGGACTTGCTTCAAATGAACTTGTCCTTTGAAGTTTTAATATGCCATTGGGGCCATCCACGTCAATCAAGATGGCTTGTACATAACCATACCGTTTTCCTGTTGCGGGATTTATTGTATCTTTGGTAACTGGCGGTTCACCAACTGTAATAATTCTGTCTTCTAGTATTTCCCCAATTAATGGCTTGAGCGGATTACCAGAAGGATTTGGTACATACAACGGAGGCGGCAATGGATTTGCGGTGCTCCAAGTGCCGCTTAATTGTACGTACCAGAATTCATCATCTTGTGTAATAGAAGCAATACTTGCTAATGCCCCAGTGGAATCAGTGACGTTATCAAATCTCAAGATCGAGCCAACTCGACATCCGGTCCAGTGGACGCCAAATTCTTTACCCGCTGTTGGAAAACCTTGAACAACACCAAGGATTAAAGGTTGATTCCCTCCTGTTGGAGATGTGCCATCCGGAAATGGCATTTGATATTCAAATGGATATGTCAATGAATGCTGAATACCCACACCAGTGGCAAGTTCATATCCACGGCGCCATCTGCTCCAGGCTGCTTCCCTGTCCATACGGACGATTGAATTAGGGACAGAACCTTTAGAAAACTCAGTTGTAATTGGTTTTACCTTATTGATATCAGGTAAATCCTGGGCGCCAAAGGTGCCAAAGCTATGGCCCTTCTTAGGGCTCATACCAAAGCTAGACCCCGACTTGGGGCTCATGGCTTAGAAGAACCCACCCTGCGCGTAAATATGGGCGCCTGGGGTGTAGCCAGAGGGATTTGCGGCATCAGGGAAGATACCAACGTAAATACGGTCGCCACGTTCCAGGTAAATGCCTTTGTTGCGAAGTGGGGCGGAGGGGCCAAGGCCAGAGGTGCTACCTGCATTGGGCATTGGAACACCGATCACCGGCATCACATCCGAGCAATCAACACTTTGTGTATTGGCTGGGACGGTTTTGGCGAACAGGAGGCGATAGTCACCACTACCGGGAATAGGAGTGGTCGTGCCACGTGTGTGGTAGAACACAAAGGTTGCTGGTTGTTGATACCCGTATGCAACGCCTTGATATGAAAAACCAGAAACAGTGCCGCCAGAATAATTGAGGGCAGTGTTAACCCCCGTAAGAGTAGAAACGCCGGTGTAGGTGTAATAACCATAACCACTAAATGGTGCACCTGCGCCTGTCAAACTGCCAGTTGCAGAGATAAAAACAATTTGACCGCTGGTCAAAGAGATTGGCGTGCCAGAGGTTGCTGCACTAACTGTAAAATCTGCAGCACGGTAAGCATCGTTGCGAATAATTTGAATAGAATCAACAACGCCACCAGTGTTATTGTCTTCACTTAGGGCGGCATCCATGTCTACCAAGATGGAAGGAGCCTGGCCACCTTGCACAAACAGTGTATTGACTGTGGCGCTTCCAACAGTTTGAGTCGTTATTCGAACCGAGTCAAACAGTGGGCGGTCGACAAATAACGGCTGTTTGTTTGTGCTAGTTGAGGACACTATTTTTTAAGCAACTTTTTTTTAATTATAACTGATTTATTACGCTGCGAAGCTACTCATCGAGCCAAGTGGAGTGTTTGGCATTGGTGCACTGGCATTAAATAATGCTTCAGGATTTTGCTGTAATAAAAGAAACCGTTGGAATAATTCTGATTTGTCTAGATCAGTTGTTGTATCTTTCATTTTGCGTAACGCAGCAATGCGCCTTGCAATCAAATAAGCAGGCGTTGGAACAATATTTCCATATTGTGAAGAACTATTGCTAATTTCACTTGGCAAATAGCCAGCTTCTAAATATTCGGCACGTGAAGCCATGTTCAAAGTCCTCCGATCACTGGTGGAAGTGTCAAGGTCCCCAAAAGACCTTGTGGCAGTATGTTTTGAAGAATATTTGCTTTAAATTCACTAAGTAATTTTTGTGCCAAAGTCTGAGGCTGTTGTTGTTGTTGTGATTGTGTGACGTCTTGCCCCAGGAGAGACGAGAGTGTTTGTCCTACGCCAGGAGGAGGTGTAGGGGCTTGCGGTAAAACTACTGAAGGTTGTAAAGCTTTAGTAAAACTAAATTTGTCCGGACCAATAATTTTACTAATATAATCTTTAGTTTCAGCTGGCATGTAACGTCCTACTGAACCAGGTCCAGCGTTATACGCTTGTAGGCCTTTTTCGTAAGCACTCCGAACTTTATAGGGATCTTGGGTATTCATCCCACCAAAAGTCTTGATATAGCCAGCCATATTCTTGGCAGCTGAATCCAAGGCCGCAACTGGATCCGATGGATTGACACCCCAACCACGTGCTGTGCTCGGCATGATTTGAGCAATGCCAATAGCACCTGCACGAGATCTTGCAGCAGGATTGAATCCAGATTCTTGGTCGATTTGACGTTCAAAAACATCCGGCAGCAAACCGTACTTTGCTGCTTTCTGTCTTGCAATTAAACGGTAATCAACTGACATGGTTTTTTTAACCGTGTGCTCCTACCCAGTTTGAATCAGCTTTGAGACCAGGAATGAAAACGGTTTGGCATGCAAGCACAAGCGTTAATTTGGTCAGTACGCTTTTAACAAACTTAGGGCAAAGAATCATTGGTTTAATGCAGGGACACTGGCTTCCATGAATACATGTGTATTCGTTATCCAGTTGGTGGACTTACCCGCAGTGCGGTGCCAAGTAACTTTAGTTTACCAAAGGTTTATTTAAGGCCTTGTTGATAGGCACGGCGTAAGAATGCACTATCTTTTGCAGCTTTAGCAAAGTCAGGCGCAGATAACAATTGCGTTTGATAAGAAGATTGAATCATTCCCTCCGGAAGAGTGCCTTGTACTGCACCAGGGTTAAAGACTTGAGGTGTTGTGGACACCATGCCAACACCTGGGATAGGAGTGCCAAATGTTTGTTGATAATCCATGGTCATTGGTGTTGAAACTGCGTTGGTTAAATCAAATTGATTTGTAGGCATTGGTAAACCGCCTAAGGGAGAACCACCTGCATTAGATAAGCCTGGAGCTGCTTGTGCTTCTGTGTAACCAACTTGACCGGAAGTAAGTTTGGCTGCAAGTAATGGGTTGGTTTGCGCCCAAATTTCTAAACCAATCCGTTGTTTTTCAGCGGGACTTCCTGCCGTGTTGTACTGTTTGGTTAAGTCAGCAACTTGATACTTTTGGAAGAGTGGATTTTGTGCGGTTTGTTGCGCAACACGAGTTGCTTCTTCATGGTAAGCGCGATCTTGTGGTGAGCCACCATGAGAAACAGGACTTTTATCTTGAATAAATTTATTTTGAACACCAGGAGCATTTAATGCGGCCATGGTGGCACTACCTGTCTTGGGTGATTGCCAACCGTAATCACGCCCTGCCCAAACAACAGGTTTGCCATTTAACGTTGCTTTAGTGCCAAATGCACGACCGCCTGCTTCTGGAGGTAACGCAGCACCGCTTAATTGTTGTGCTTGGGCGTCTGGGGTGTTTGGAATAAAAGGTGAAGCTAAAAACCCAAATGGAGTTGCAAGTTCTAACATTCCGCCAAATCCTTTTTTTTCTTGCTCATTAGTAAATTGATCTAAAGGATTTCTAATTGAAGGCGGAATATTGCGGTTATAGCTGTTGCTAATAGTACGATCAATGGCTGAACCAGCTTGGTTTAAAGCGTTTTGAATGTTATTAGTTTGGCTATTTAATATGTCTCCAATACCTAAACTTAATATTCCCAAACCCGCTTGTCCAGATCGTGAATTAGCAACAGCTTTTGCCGTATCCGCCAAGCCTGCTTCTCCTCTTACTACTAGTCTTGGGGAAACACCTGCTCTTATGGCTCCTGCTAGATGATCTCTATCTAAAGCCCTTACAGCCCCAACTCCAAGTTTTTGAAGTAAACCGCCAATTTCACCAACTGGAATTCCCATTACCGATAAACCTCATGAAGATAGAGACGTGAACCAACTGCTGTATCTGCAGGACCGGGTAAAGCCTGAATAAATTCAGCACCAGAGCGTTCATACCTGTAACGCGCCTGGTATTCATCCTTGTAGTTAGGGACAAACAAGATGCTGGCTAGACGGTTGGTTTCGTAAAGATAAACTTGATGCCAAACTTTCAACGCTTCTTGAGCGTTGCTAGAACGGATCGTACGATCAACGTCACCAACGATGCTTTCCAACCTTGTGTTTGGATTGGAAGCAACCTCTGTTTTTTTCTCAGCCGTATCGCAACGGTTGATTTGAACAATCAGTTTGTCATAAAAGTAAGAGTCCGGAATGGTATTTAACGCTTCTTCCAGACGGGCGTAGTCACCCGCTGGAACGGAAACGGTAAAGTACCCTAAATGGTACCGGACCCTGCTTTTATCGTAGACAGCTAACTCCACTAAACCAGGACGTTATTACTTCAATTATAAGAGCTAAAAACTCAGCCCCAAATAGCCTTTGTATATTCTTCTGGTAGACCAGTTGGTGTTTGTAATCCGGCCCCTGGATTTAATGCTTGACTTAATAAAGATTGAGTAATTTGTTCTTTCATTGCATCCAAGAAAGATTGTGGTTTGTTTTCTGTTTGTTGCGGTGCCGCATTATATTGTGTGCCGTATAAAAATGCTTCAAGTAAATCTTGTGTTCTTTGATTTGCTTGATCGTAACTTTGTGGTGGATTAATTGAAGGTCCTTGATTTGTAGTAGCACCTCCTAAAGATCCCATATGGCCGAACCCAATTTCATATTTGTTATCACCTGTTTTAAATGTTGCTAGATTTCCATAACCTCCTTGATTTGCCAAGGGGGAATATGACCCTTCACCTACGTATTTCAGTTGTGTACCAGCTGGTAATGCAAGATCTTCCCCACGATGGAAAGTACTTGCTCCTGCAGTTGGCGCAGCACGTTTACCAAAGTCAGAAGTAATTTGAATTCCTGATTGAGGATTAACTACAATTTTTCCGGATGCATCTTTAATGAATGCAGGGATTTCCGATTGACCAACACGAAGCCCCATAAGAGGACTGCGAATGGTACGTGGATCAAGATATTGATTTGTTGCTAAATCTTTAACGTACAAATGTGCATGTGGACCTGTGGCTGTCCCTGTTTGTCCAACTGTACCTAAGAATGTCTTGGTTGCCATTGTTCCAGGATTATTTAATGTATTTGACGAAAAAAATAAATTTAAATTTTTTTTATTATAAGAAGAATATGTTTTTGGATGAACTGCATCTTTTCCAGGTTCAAATCCACCTAAAAAATTAAAACCGTATTTTTGGGCAAGGTTTTGTAGTTGTTGATTTTGAGTGTCATAACGACCACGTGCTGCCCCTAAAATATTTGTTTTTGCTCCAGCTTGAGATAATAGTTTTAACTGATTTTCAATTGAAGCGATATCAGATGGATTATTACTTACACCTGTTGATAAATTAACTAATGCCCCTTGAAGTGAATTTGGATTTTTTTGAATTTGTTTTTGAAGAAAAGAATAAATTTCTTTAGGTCCGGCACCAACACGTCTGATCCCTGGCGAATTACCACCGTAACCAACAGCTATGCTGTCACCAAAAAAAAACGGTTTTGCCATAAACTTATTTATTTTTAATCAATATTTTATATCTGTATTTTAAAATAAAAAACCCCGCATTTTTGCGGGGCATTTAGGAGATGAGTTGTTATCTAAACCCTGATCAAGTCTGCTGCCATAACGGAATCCCAATCCACTCGTTTAATCCTTTTAAGCTGCTCAAGATTATTAAATCTTTCACCCGACAAGGACATCTGTAGGTCTTTAATTTCTCGAGCAGTTTTAAGGCCGATACCCTTAATATGATCTGCGATCATTTGAGGAGTGGCACTATTAATATTTAAACGAGTATCAGGAGGAAAAGCACGAGGTTCTTCTTTGGAAGCCTTGTCTTTTACTTGAAGCGTTTGGACCTTTTTGGTCGCAACTTCATCAGGATCTAATTCAGATTTGTAAGCGGTAAAAAGGCGACCGTCCTGATCTTCGACCATGAACCAATCGCCATTATCAAATTCGCTAACAATTTTGACGCGTGCGCCAGTTTTTTTGTGCTGATAAAGCATAGGTACCAGAGGTTATCTGATACCTACTTTAACCTAATTAGCTAACAGTGCGGCCAGTCAGATAGCCATCAATGTCTTCGTAACCAGGGGCATCATCGGGGACGATGTAGCACACTTCAACGCAGATGTAACCGGTGCGGCCAGCAACGGAGTCGCCACTGGAAATGTACACGCTAGTACCAGTGACAGAAGCAGTGGAGTTAGCGGTGGCTTTCAGGTAAGTTTTGAAAGTGGTGGAACCGCTATAAACCTGATGGATACCGGTGACGGTAACAGCTTGACCGGTGGCGGTCAGAAGGGGCACTTGACCAAAACCTTGGACACCACCAGCGAAATAAATTTCACCAGCTTGGGTACCAGAGACGGTAGAAGCCAGGTTGGCTTGGGCCACGGGCTCACCAGAGTAAGCAACAGGGCTGCCGCTGTTGTCACGACCAAACGAGATCACGTAACCGGTGGCAGCATACACACCGGAAGCAACACGACCATCACCCCAGCCAGAAGCAACGGAGATAGCGGTGCGGTAAACGTAAGCAGCTTGGGTTGCGGTACCAGAGATCACCATGCCGGTGATATCAGTACGGGTGTCATCATTCCGATAAGGGGAAGGGATGATCACAGAGTAAGCAGAGGTGGTGCTGGTACCAGAGGTGGCAGTCACGGGGACATAACCACGTTGCTGGAAATAACGATAGCCGGGGATGGCCAACACGGAGGTTGGGCCACCTTTGGAAGAATCGTTAGTACCGTCTGCGATGTTATCGATATTTTTATACCAGCTGTTCAGGGGTTCAGCCCAGTTGCCGGGATAAATTTTCTTAGCGGACAAGTAAGTCATTTATTTCTCCTTGAAGTTTTATTTATGTTTATCAAACAACGCCGTCATCTTGAACGAAGCTGAAGCCGGTGGTAACGAAATCTTTGTTCAGGATTTCGAAGCCAGCGTACAGTTGCCAGATCAGGATGATGAAACGGCTGAAGTCATCGTTGTTGTTGATCAGCACTTGAGCGTTAGGACCGCCGATGCCGACGCCGATGGCTTGAGGACCGAAGAAGTAACCTTGGGCAACTTCCAGGGAGCTGTAGTTAGAACCACCGTCGATAGAAGCAGTGATGTTCTTGGTTGGGAAGTTGGTCGATTCGAAGAACTTCACACCTTCAAACTGCACGCCGGTAGGCATAACAGGTTCGCCAGCAAGGAAATAACCTTGGCCAGCTTGGGGACCCATGAAGAAGCTGGAGTTGTTGGGCATCGCAGGGTTGCCCATGTACATGCCTTGCCCTGGGTTACCAGAGTAACGAGCAATCTCACGGAAGTCAGGATCACGACGCAGGTGCATCATGAAAGTAGGATCGCAAATGCAACGATACAGACCATCAGAATAGGTCGGAACGTTACGCTTACGCAGGTCCTTAACAACGTTCAGCAAGTCGGTACGGACTTGGAACTGTTGCACGTCAGCGGTGTACTCAGTACCGGTGTAAGAAATACGACCGGAAGCATCCTTGACTTTGTTACCAGCGAAGTAGTAACCGCCTTGGGTGGTGGAAGCTTGACCGTTGGCTTCAGCTTTGGCAAGTTCGTCAATAAAGACGCGGTCACGCCACCGACGATAGTCATCCAGCAGGGTGAGGCTACCGATGGACTGGTGGAACATGTTCAGGTTACCGGTGTCCAGCAGCAGACGCTGGGCGGTAATCAGGGTTTCACGCGCAATCTTGAAGGTGGAAGGCTGGGTCGGATCGCCCGGGTCCGCAGGACCGGTGTATTCCTTAAGCACCACCAGGACTTTCTCCTTGGTGATGTTACGGCTGTTGGCGGTACCGATGGTTTGGTCGGCAATACGCTCGCGGCTATCCTTGGTGCCGGGGGTTCCCCAGAATTTATAGCGGTCGAGCTGAACGGTTTGACCAGGCTGGCGGGTGAAGTCGTGGACAACCACGGGCTCTACTGCCATTTCGGCAATGTAGGCGGGGTGGGGACGATAGAGTTCCGCACCAAGAATCTTAGGAAAGTCGTTATCAATAAACACTTTGTTTTATCCTCCAGTGTCGCAGGACTGTTGTTTGTCAGGTGAAAGATTCAGACAAAAAATGTCTTATCTAATTTAAATTTTAGCAGTTAATAATTTATGAATCATTAACTACTAAAGGTCAAGCAATAAATTATTACTACTTGACCTTAAATGTGGATCACTCCATCACAAACAGTTTGTTTGCAACGGTACCCGGTTGTGCTTGGTTCAGAACACGCCAGGCGTTCTGGGGATCACGATTCATCACTTCGCTAAAGCTGCCCCAGAAGTTTTCTGGTTGCTGGGGGCCAGCAGCACTAGGAGGTGCGGGGAATTCGCCGAGGCTGGCTTGCACTGGTTGGGTGCGGTAACCACGGGAATCCAATTCAGCTTCGCTTTCGTACACAGGGTAGGGACCTTCAGGACCGAAGAAACGCAGCGTGTAATCGCTGAGCACATCGGGGTTGGTAAGAATTTCGTTGTAAGCCAGATTTTCTTGGTGCTCATTGACCGAGAAGTTGGCAAAACGAGCCATCACATCATTGGCTTGGGTGCCCCAGGCCACTGCGCTATCCAGCATCCCTTCAAGTTGAAGGGCGTAATTATTTAGAACTGCGGGCGCCTCGACCCCGAACGCGTCCAGAACTTGGCGGCTTTCGTTGCTGAGGTTGTAATAATCCGCGATCGCTCGGTTGACTTCCTGGGCTTCCGCCTCCGGTAATGGCGTCGAAGAGGTTGGGGAATAGCTGGCTGAGTAATCCTGGCTGAGATACGAGGTCGGCATCGCCGAGTGTTGCGTACCCTGGCCGTTGGGCATTCCATAGTTCGCCGGGGCGTACTGAGGTGTCGTCGTCGACGGTTGACCCTGGAATGGGGATTGGACTGGTGAACTCAGCAGACCCACCACTTTGTTGAACGCCGATTCCCATGGGTTGCTCACCGGGGCTTCCGCTGGAGCCGGGGCTGCGTAAGTCGGTTGGGATTGGGGGGCGTATTGAGTAGGGGCGGATTGGTAGCTGGTATTCGCTTGAGGTACCGCTTGGGGGTAGCTGGTACCCACCTGATACGCCACTGGGGCCGCCTGCTGGTAAGCCGGGGCTGGTGCCGCCACCGGAGCCGGAGCCGCCATCACGTAGCTGCTGGGTGCTACTGACGGTGCTTGGCTCGTCTGTGGGGTCGATTGGACGGTAGCGTCCTGCATAACTCATCTCCTTTTGTAATGCTTCTAGGGTTCGATACAGATAGGGGGTAAGGTCCAGCCTTGGATCCGCAGCCATCGGTAAATCCGGTGACTCCGGGTGGGGGGTCTGCATCATTCCACCCACAAGGCGAGCAAACTGCGAGAACGCATTCTGCAATTCGCCTACCATCCTGAACGGGAAACCGCTTAACATAGCGGCTCGTTCTTCATCCGTCTTAGACGGAAATAAGAACTTCAGTGATTCAATGCTATCAACACCTAATTCTTGTAAGTTTCTTACAACAATTGAATTGTTAAGAACGTCTTGTGTTGACTCTTCATAAACAGGGCCGGTCCAACGCCACAAAACTGTCACATCCCCATCGGGAATTAACCCCATAACACCAGGGGGAACAATTTTTGTTTGCATGCAAGCCATCATGATTTGTTTGACTTTGTCGTCAAAACCAACCATTGCCTGTTTGTACAACTCATTCTCTTCCGCTGGAGCATTCTCAGGCGGTTCAACCGGTTCTTCCAAGCCAGACGCTTTGGCCAAGGTTGCACGGAACAAACGTTCTTCTTGAAAGATAATTAATTCAAGACAACGTGCAATGCCGTACGAATAAATAGCAGTTGCTTTTTTCTTAGATGTAGCCGAAACACGTCCAAATAAAGATTTATATTCAGTTGCAGTTACACCGGCTGAAATTGAAAGTTCATCAACACCGCCAAGGGCAGTACGAATTTCTTCCCGATATTGACGAGCAAATGCGTTTTGGTCACCAGTAATTGCATCTGGAACAATATAACCAACACGGTCGTTTGGCTCCAGGTTTGCAATAACGCGTGGCACACGAATTTGACCGTCAATGCCACGACTGATTGGATCTTGTTTAAATGTTGATCGACTCATTGCCGACAAACTTCCAAACCCTGAATTAGCTGCAATGGATGGTCGCTGTACCGTGGTATCAGAACCAGACTCCATAAGGTCAGTCTTGGGCCTGGAAGACAAAAGGGTGGGGCTGCCAAAGAACTGAACATTTTTACGCATGGTGCGAATCAATTCGTCATGCACCACAATGTGGCTGGCCATGGCGTCAAATTCACCAACGCCTTCCGTTGAGAAGCCTTTGGGGTTGTTGAAAATTTCAACGCAGGGAATAAAACCTAAGCTATTTTTAAAAGTTTTAGTTTTACCAAGTGCTGTGTAATTCGGGGTGTCGAAAGACATTTCGCCTTCCGAATGAGTTTCTTCAATTGTCCGACGTTTAATTGAAAGACGAATAAAACGTTTGGCTCCCTGGCTACCAAGAGTTGCCGTACCACTAATGTTTGATACGTTTACGCTATCTCCAAAGCCATTACCCTGCTTTACCTTGTAGCTGTAGATGATGACAACTTCATCCAGTTCACCATCGACGTTGTAATAGCTGCGATATTCGTGACTTCTGAAATAATAAAGACGATAATTAGACTTGGTTGGCCGGATGTAAAAAATACCTTTTCCATCACACAAAAAGTAATCCCAGATGGAATCTAGCCGTACGTCAAGTTGGTTATATTTAATTACACGGTCAATAAAATCTTTGCGTTGATTACCAAAGTTATCTTGATTGGGAAAGAATTCAACACCTTGACGAATCCCAAACATTTTCATTTGGGAAAGGTGCGACCCCACAATCATGGTGTCGACGTGTGACGATGCGTCTTTCTCGACAGCGGCGTCGATAATCTCTTTTAAACGAGCTTTGGTATCGACGGCCATTAATCTTTAACCTGTTCTTTTTGAATCTTAGCAGCTTTGCGTTCCTTTCTATGTTTTAACCAAGTTTTAAAAAAAGCTAATTCACCAAACGTATACAGCCACGGCTGTTTAAGTGCTTGTTTGATTAATTTCCTTTTCTTGGTCATGACACAGTTTTTACATAGCCGGGGGGAAGTTGTCCCATTTGGGGGCCAGCAAAGAAACCAGCGTTACCCATGGGGGGAGTGCCTGTGTTGATACCCGGATTAGCTCCTTGGAACCAATAACCTGCCGCTGGGTTACCTAAAGGGAAATACTCTGTTGGTTGACCAGGTTTTACACCTGGGTATGGCGCC